TCAACAGGAGGATTTGGAGGTGGAAACAACTCATCATTTGGCGGGGCTCCAGCATTTGGCGCACCTCAAGCAGGAGGATTCGGTTCCTCAACCGGCGGTTTTGGTTCAACACCAACATCTACAGGCGGCTTTGGAAGCACACCTACAGCAACAACACCCCCAGGGTCAGCAGGAGGATTTGGATCGGGTTTTAATAGCGGGTCAGGAGCAACACCCGCAGTAACCGCGAGCGGTAAGAAAGTTGTTCCATCGTTTGACCAACCAGCACTATAAGGAAAATATTATGAAAAAAATATTAGCACTATTTGTAGCATCATGTGTTCTAGCTAGCCCAGTAATGGCTGCTGAAAAAGCAAAAGCACCAGCTAAAAAAGAAGCTAAACATCACAAGAAAGCAGAAGGTACTGAAATAGCAGGCACTAAACCTGATACTGCTCCTGCTAAAAAGAAGAAATAACTTAATCAAATCATTGACAGGCTTCGGCTAATGTAGTATAATTACTATATTAACGGAGCCTGTTTTTACGACTATGACTGATTATTACCAAACATTAGGTGTTAGCGAAGGTGCTAGCCCAGACGAAATCAAACGAGCATACAGAAGCTTGGCTAATAAACATCATCCTGATAAAGGTGGAGATCAAGCCAAGTTTAAAGATATCAGTGTTGCTTACGAAAATCTAAGCGACCCACAAAAGAAAGCAGAATACGATCAACAACGTATGTATGGAGGCGGACAACAATTCCATTTTAACACAGGCGGTGGTTTTGATCCATTTGGCAACATGTTTGGTCAAGGTCATCCATTCGGAGATATTTTTGGTCACATGCGAGGCGCTCAGATGCGCCGTAACAAAGACTTAAACATACAGTGTCAGATATCTTTACTAGATAGTTACACTGGAAAACAACTGGAAGCAAACTTTAGATTGCCTAGTGGCCGTAATCAAAATGTTGTTATTAATGTTCCTGCTGGAATTAGTAATGGTGAAACTATTCGTTATCAAGGATTAGGCGACGACAGTCATCCTCAATTACCTAGAGGTAACCTTAATGTTACTATCATAGTTCAGCCTGATGCTAAATTTGCAAGACAGGGAGATGATTTATATACAAGTATAGACATTACACCTATAGAAGCCATGATAGGATGTAGGAAAACAGTTAAAACTATTATAGGTACTAATTTAGATTTAGAAATACGTGCAGGTGTTGAGCAAGGTGTAGAATTTGCCAGTAACGGTCATGGATTTCCGAATGTAAATAACGGTATAAAAGGTCGATTCGTTTCTGTAGTAAATATTAGAACACCGATTGTTACAGATCCGCAACTGGTAGCAGAACTCAAACGACTAAATGATGCAATTAATCAAAAGTCCTAATATCTTATTAAAACAACGTGCCGAGCCTTGGCAGTTTAAAACTCCTATAGATTTTGAACTTGCTAAACAAACAGAAATCGACATGGTTAAACTCATGATCGAAAGTAATGGTATAGGATTGGCCGGTAATCAAGTTGGTTTACTTAAACAAGTATTTGCCATTCATCTCAAAGATCAAGTGCCATTCTGCATGTTTAATCCAACTATTTTATATGGTGATGACAACGATATGGTTATTGGCCAAGAAGGATGTTTAAGTTTTCCAGAATTATTTTTAAAAGTACCCAGGTACAATAATATTACTGTCATGTATGTTGACAGACAAAATAATAAGTGTATAATAGAACTTAAGGGTATCGATGCTAGATGTTTCCAACATGAATTGGATCATTTAGACGGTGTGTGTTTTACTGAACATGTTAGCCCGCTTAAATTAGCAATAGCGAAAAAGAAACTTTTAAAAAAGAGGAAATATAATGGTTGAACCAAGTGACCACTTACAGGAAGTATTTGAGAAAGCAATTAATACTGCCAAAAAATTACATCACGAATATCTAACAATAGAACACTTGTTGTTTGCCATGCTATCGGAAGATTCATTTAGTAGATCTATCCAAGGATTTGGCAAAGATGCCGATGCCTTGAAAGAAGAATTATCAAATTATTTGAATAATAAATGTGAAGAAATTACTGTTGCCGATGTGGTAGTTAAACCACGTAAAACACAAGCTGTCGAACGTGTGCTTAATCGTGCGTTCACACAGGTTCTATTTAACGGACGCCAACGTATAGAACCTACTGATATATTTCTAGCCATGATGGGAGAAAAACGTAGTTGGGCAGTATATTTTATTCAGAAAGCTGAAATAGACAAAGAAAAATTTAACGATTATCTAAACAATAAAGTAGAAGATGACGATGAAGACAGTGGTCAAGATCCACAAGGAGATCGTGCTCTTAAGGCATTTACCACTAATTTGAATGATGAAGTTACCAAGAAGAAGATTGATCCAGTTATTGGCCGGATTGATGAACTAGAAAATATTGCCCTAGCATTAGGCCGTCGTAGTAAGAACAATGTAATCCTAGTAGGCGATCCAGGCGTAGGAAAAACTGCCATAGCAGAAGGTCTTGCGTTTAATATTGTAAATGGTGCTGTTCCAGATTTCCTCAAGGATTACAAAGTCTATAGTTTAGATATTTCAGCCATGCTAGCTGGTAGTAAATACCGTGGTGACTTCGAAGAACGCTTTAAACATGTTATCAAAGCACTACAGAAGAAAGGTAAGACTGTGCTGTTTATCGACGAAGCTCATATGATTAGTGGTGCTGGTTCGGCTAGTAACTCGGCAAATGATCTCGCCAACATGATGAAACCTGCACTGAGCAAAGGCAATATCAAAGTTGTAGCATCGACTACATGGGAAGAATATCGCAAGCACTTTGAAAAAGATCGTGCCCTAATGCGACGTTTCCAACGCATTACTGTTGACGAACCTACTATGGAAGTTACTAGACAAATCCTTAAAGGTATTAAGAAGTATTATGAAGGATTCCATAATGTTAAAATCCGTGATGACGCTATTGATGCCGCTATCAAACTATCCGTTAAGTATCAGACGGACAAAAAGTTGCCAGATAAGGCAATCGATTTAATTGATGTAGCATGCAGTCGTTTTAATCTTAAACTGGCAGATACTCGCATTATTGGCGAACGAGAAATTCAATACGAACTTGCCAAGATGGTGCAGATGCCTGAAGAAAAGATCATGGAAACCGAATCAAGCAATCTTGCTACCTTACAAGAAAATTTACAAACACAAGTGTATGGTCAAGATTTGGCACTAACTGAAGTTGTAGATAAGATTATTGTTGCTCAAGCAGGTCTTAAATCAGAGAACAAACCTATTGGATCATTTGTATTCATGGGTCCAACAGGCACAGGCAAAACTGAAACAGCCAAAGCATTGGCTAAACACTTGGGCGTCAAGTTACTACGCTTTGATATGAGTGAATACCAAGAAAAACACAGCATCAGTAAACTGATCGGTAGTCCTCCAGGATATGTTGGCTTTGAAGAAAACGCAGGACAATTGATTACCAGTATCCAAGAATCACCCAATGCCGTGCTGTTGCTAGATGAAATTGAAAAAGCTCACCCAGATGTAATGACTGTACTACTACAGGTAATGGATAATGGTATGATTACCGGGTCCAATGGGAAGCAAGCAGATTGCCGTAACTTGATACTCATCCTTACCACCAACGCCGGTGCCCAATCAGCTGAAAAGAACGCGATTGGTTTTGGTGCGCAGGAAAAAGACTACAGCGATATAGATCTGAAGAAGTTTTTAACACCTGAGTTCCGCAATCGTTTAGACGGTGTAGTTACATTCAGCAAACTTGCTAAAGAAACTATGATTAAAATCGTTCATAAGTTTGTTGACGAGCTACGTGAACAAGTCAAAGACAAGGGCATTAAGATTAAGATCAATAAAGAAGGCATCGAGTGGTTACTTGACAAAGGCTTCGATAACAAGATGGGTGCTCGTCCACTACAGCGTGTTATTGACAAGGAAATCAAGCGTGATCTTGCTAAAAAGATGTTGTTTGGTGATTTAAAGAATGGTGGAGTAGTTGCTGTTACCATTCAAGATGATAAGGTTGTATTAGTTTCAACCCCAAAGGAATCTAAAGTTCCATTATTAACTGTAGATTCTACTAGTCAAATAGTAGATAGTCCTATAGATGCAATTTAAAACTACAAGACGTCTATTCCGTAACACATATCAGTACAAAATTGTATTGGTATGTGCCGGTTCGAGTTTATTTCGTAGCGGTAATGTCGTGGCCACGCTTGATGAACTAAAAAATATATGCTTTAGTAAAGACAAGCCCCGATATAACAATCATATAAAATCTAAAGATGATTTAGACTATGCTATCGGACTGGCATCGGAACTAGCCAAAATGTCTGATTACGATTTGCGAGTCGAAGCACCTTGGATCAGCATATACACTAATACCGAGTCTGATATTAATAATCTAGTTAATTTAGACTCTGACCACGTAAAATACATAAGTAAGCCCGATCCTAATACTAATTTAGCTAGTGGAACCATAGTAATGCCTAAAATGGCATTTGATTATCGTATCACACTAGGTAAAACCACACAACCTAATTTGGCGTTTGTTGGGTGGGCAAAGTCTAGTAAAAAGTGTAAATTGACTAAAAGCTGTGTAAGAGACTTGGAAAAACCGAGAAGTTGGGGCGGTACACACTTTTACATCAATGGTGATAACAATCTACTTATGGCAAAGATGCACCTAGGCGGAAGTATTGCTAAAGTGGAGCGCATTGTTAAAAACTAAAGCCCCGTAAAAGCGATAAATACTCTAACCGCAGAGTTGTCTGCTGATATTATAATGGGTTTAAAAATGCGTATACAGGAACTATTAGAAGGCAAAAAATTTAACGATTTAGACTTTGTCAAGCACACCAGCGAAGGCAGAGAGATCGATTTTGATTTAGCCGAAGATTTGATACATTTTATGAATCACGATGATGATGTATATCGTCGGCACACTTATCCAGCTATTGCTAAATGTCTGGATCGCATATCTGGAAAAAAATCAACAAAAACAAGCATTTTTAAAGATGCTGTAGAAGAAAGCTATAAAATTTACGCAAAACGTTTCCCTATACGCGAATTACCCGATAATTTAGATGGTAAAATGTGCGAAGAAGTGTGTGATAAAATACATGAAGAACTGTTAAAGCACATTGAAGACGGAAAATATAAGGACTAACATGTTACTTCGAGAACTATTCGTTAATCCTAAAAAGCCTCTTTTAGAAGGTGGTAATATTTGGCCTGAATCCGAAGGGTTCGATCAAGCTATAGCCCAACATCTAGTTAACGAAACTAATCGGTATCTTAAAGGACTTAAAACAAGTGCTCATGTAATAGGCAGTGCAGCTACTCCAACTCCCGGAAAGATTAGTGGTGACTTAGATGTCATGGTTGATGTAACACACTTAATGCAACAGTTAGGCACAACCGATGGCAAAGCCACTAGAGTTGAATTAGAAAAATATCTACAAAAACAAGGGCTAGCAACTAAGAAGACGGGAGTTACTGTACACATATTGTTGCCATATAAAGGCAAATTCTATCAAGTAGATATTAAAACAGTTGCCAACGCTGAAAAAGTTCGTAAATTCCATCACCATATAATTCCAAAAGGTAGCCCATACAAAGGTGTTCACAAACAAATGATGATGAATGCCTTGGCCAGTAGTCAAGGTATGTTATGGAGTCCAGACGAAGGTTTATATGCTCGCGACGAGTTAGGTAAGAAGGCACATTTTATCAGCGATGATTTAGATGTTATTGCTAAACATTTATTAGGTAATCATGCTAAAGGCTCAGACTTGGGTAGTGTAGAAAGTATACTGGCAGCTATTCCGGATCAAGCACGTCGTGACGATATATTCCAAAAAGCCAGTAGTGGAGCAAGCTGGCAAGCGGTTAGCCCACAGACTATGAGCGAAGAAGCTAAACCTACTGTAGGACGTAAATATCAACACATTGAAGATCTAGTATTTACAAATGGTAGTAACGGAGGATTACATGCAGTTGAAAGACTACGCCACATGGGGTCAACTGATCGCGGTGGCATAGAAATTAAATGGGACGGAAGTCCTGTTATATATTGGGGTCGTGATGAACGAGGTCAGTTCCATATGATTCCTAAGAATGCTTGGGATTACCTAAAGCGTGGCGTACAACAAACTAAAACTGGTGCTAGTACCATGATGAATACACCAGATGATATTACCAAGTTTGTTTTAGGAACTGGAGATGCTGATAAACATGACAAACAACGAGTAGCATTTGCGCAAGGTCTAGGCAAACTTTGGAGCTATTTTGAAAGTGTTAGCCCACAGAGTGGTTACATTGAAGGTGGCATATTATTCAGCCCAATACAACCTGCCAAGCTAAACAAGGCCAGTGGCGAATACGAATTTCAACCAAACATTACCAAGTTCCATATTCCCAGCAATAGTGAATTAGGTCAACGTATCGGTCAAGCCAAGATGATGGTAGCAGCCACTGGCTACTATGATCAGATAGGAGGTAACGAAGGACGTTATCCTAATGCTGAAAATTTATCAACACCAGAAGTAATTGTACAGGGTACAACTTATGTAGAACAAGCACCAGGCGTCGATGATGCAGGTCTAAAGAAGGTTGCAGGCTATATACAAAAACATGCCGCTAATATTGATAGTTTTGTAGGAGGACAACCCGGATTAAGTAAACCCGGTGATATACTATACAAGTTCTTTAATCAGAATCTACGTGTTGCCGGAGTTAAAGCAAGATTTGCCGAATGGGTACATGCAAACATTAGTGCGGGACAGGCTCAAAAAGTTTTAAGTCATCCCGGATTAGATGCTGTACTAACTGCTGTAGAAATGATCAGCAACGAAAAAATGAAACTGATTGGCAAGTTAAGTCAAGGCACACACGGTGGCATCCGTCAAACCAAACCTGAAGGATATGTACAAGCACATCCTGGAACAGCATTTGCTAATGATTTGCCTGGGCAATTTGTTAAAACTATCGATCAAGCCAACTGGGCTCCAAGGAAAGACTAATGTTACTACGTGAATTTTTAAATCGTACTGGAGAAGGCAAGGCCTGTGTAGTAGGTTGGGGTCGCGGCATGGGTCATAAGGGCCACATGTTCCTAGCTAGTAGTGTTATTACTCAGGCTAAACAAGAAGGGGCAGATCCTTATTTTGTTGTCAGCCGTACAGTTGGCAAAGATGATCCGATTACTCCTGAAGAAAAACTAGCTATCTATCAAAAAGTATTTCCTAAACACGGGCATATATTCCATACTGCTACAGAAGAAATGCCTGACTTAACTCGTGTGTTACAAAAATTAAACGAGCACGGATATACAAAATGTACAGTTGTTGTAGGCGCTGATCAAGTTAAAGCTCTAGGCTATGTAAAGAATTACAATGGTAAGCCGGATAAAGCAGGCAATATTCCTTTTAACTTCGCAGATGGATTGTCAGTTATCAGTCGCCAAGAAACTAACGATCCGAGTCGTGAAGAAGAAGGACCACGTGCTACTCCAATGCGAGCTGTACTTAAAGATCCTAATGTTTCAGATGAAGAAAAATTTCAAACATGGCGCGATGCCATGAGCCCAGAACTTAGTGACGATGAAGTACGTGAACTAATGGTCAAGGCCATGAACCGTATGAACGATCCTAGCTTTGGAAAAAAAGTTAAAGCAGAAAACGTATTTAAAGAATCGATTAAATATACTAATAAGGTAATAAGAGAAATGAGAGCACAAGAATTTGTTCGTAGACAATTAAATGAAAAAGCAACTATAACATCTGCTACACCAGATGCGCCGTATGCTGGACAAGGTGATAGTGACGATTTAGCAGATGAGCATTTAGCAGGGTTGAATCATGCTGTTAGTTTTCCATCTATTAGTATGAACAAGAGTAACGGTAGTAGC